AAAGGAATTGTTTGAAGGTGATAATATTATTACATCTAAGAATAAAGACCAACCCAAGTTAAAATCTCTCTTGCCGGATGATGATAAAAAATAAAATTGAATTAAAAAATCTATAACTAATTATATATAATTAATTATGGATACTAACATGGATACCAAATCTACTCAAATACCTACTATAGAAAAACCTATTGCTACTGAACAGAAGAAGAAGAAAAAGAAGAAGAAAAAGAAGAAACAAAGCTATAATGATATGATGGCCCAAATCTTAAAACCTACAATAACAACAGAGGAACGTATTCTGTTGAAAAAACAATCTATGGAGCAAAATGCTCTTGGTGGAGGAAGATTTTCAAAAATGGAAAAAATCTAATTTCTCAACCATTTTAATAAGACTATATCATCATATACTATAAAAAATATAGCAGAATAATAAAATATTAATGAAAAATTCAAATTTGTTATATTATAAATTAAATATATTCCATGAATGGACCAGTTAATAGCACAACAAGTCATATAAATTATGAAAGCGCGTTTTTTCATTATTTTTTGTTCAAATTCATTTGTTAAAAAACGCATTGATAAACAATAATTCACGTCATAAGAATAACAAGATAATACCATATATACGGCCATCAATTTGGCCACATCATTAGCATTTTCCCAATTTATAAATATATTAATAAGGCTCAAACTTGTGGTTAGAGTGTGATGTATCTTTGTAGAATAATTCATATTCATATTTTTAAGCAGAGCTACGGTGTCTCCTGTGGTATATAAAAACCCTATAAAATGTATACATTTATTTATTTTACCAAAACCGAAAAAAATCATTGGTATAAATGGTATTGTGACCACGGTAAGATAGAATAATACATATGATTTTATAAAATTTTTTGTTATATAATTCTTTCTTTTGGCGTCATAATTATTAAATTTATCGTATTTTATATATAAGTAATTATTAACAAACGGATAAGACGAAAAAATAAAACCCATATTTATAAATAAATACCATATTGAATGCATTAAATAATTTACGCTTAAGTATTTAAATAGATTACATAAAGATATTAAGCTTATTATTATAATGTTAGATACATGGTTATTAACAACACATTGCACTGCTTTATTTCCAATGGGTGTATTTATATGGAGTTGGAAAAGACGTAAAGATGCATCCAGTATTTTCATGTTAATTAAATTCTTATATGCTGTGACTTTTTCTCTTTTATATCATTCGCATCATAGCTTACCTGAAGATGAAGTATTTACCACTGATTATGATTATGACAATTGGGCTTTATTGGATGGTTATGCTTGCTCAAGTTTAATATTTACAACTGTATTGTATGGATCAAGAGTTAGAGAACCGCAATTTTATATAACCAGTTTTGCTGTGGAAAATATAGTTTTAATAGTTTATTTATGGGAAAATTTAAGTCGCGATTTAATTATTACTTGGTATTTATCAATTTGCAGTTTTTTTATACTAATAATAAAATGGAGAACTATTTGGAGATATTTATTGCGGTTTAAATGTCTATCCTTTTTATTTTCTTCTTGTGGCATCACAGCTATAATTATGTATTCTATTGCTAGTAGACAATTTTATAATGAAATATATGTAAAATATCATTCTTTATGGCATTGTTTTGTCTTTTCAACAGCAGGATGGGCTTCTTTATTAAGATATAGACTTGATGAACAATTATATCCTATGGTAAATAGAAGAGAACAATTGGATTCTATATAGTAGGAATAAATTCCCATAAAAGCTCCTTACATATCTTTTTCCATATTTCGTCCTGTTCTATTCTTTTTACAGGATCTTTCAACATTGGAAAATAAGGCAAAAATCCCGTTTCTCCTAATAATTCACACATTTTATATAAAACATAATAATAATTTAAAAAATTCACACGATCATCGGGACAATGATTTGAATACGGTTTTTGTATTTCCATAAATAAATTACATAATGTATCTTCTAATTCCGGACTCATAACGGGTGGTTTTATCCCTAATTTATCTTTAATGAATGGTATATGTTCATAGTATTTATTATAACCTAATTTTTTTAAGATGTCTTTAGCTTTAATATTTGTTATTTGTTTTAATGATATCCTTTCTTTTTTTATTTGCGATTTAATATTCTCCAAAACTTCTTTTGGAATCTGTGTCGTTTCTTTAGCTTGAAATTGGGCCAATATTTCTCGGAAATGATTAATTCTTTTATAGGCATAAAAACATACTTCTTTAGGTGGTTCTTTATAAGATGGTTTTTCATGTTCTATCAAATATTGCATATGTTGCCCGCATTTATTACATATTATTAAACCTTCGGATTCAACAGGTATCAATTCGCCATCACAATTTTTACATTTTTCATAATCAATAACATAATTATTAATATCTATAAAACTTTCATCAATACTGGTTAAATATTTATTTATATTTGTTGTTTCATTTTTATTTTCTTTCTTTTTTTCGGTGGTTTTATTGAAAAACTTATTTAACACTATTGTTTTTTTTGATTTCCCTTTTGATATATTTTTTTTCCTTTCAAAATATTCAAAAATATAATCCGAATTTAATAAATAATAATTTTTTTTCTCCTTTTTCAATTTTTTAATCCTTTTTCTTATTCTTTTAATTTCATCCTGTATTTCCAGTTTTTCTCCAATATCTTTCTTTTTAATCAATAATTTTTTCAATTTTGATTTCTCTCTTTTTAAACGAGGTAATATATTATTGCTAATATCTAAAAATTCTTCTATTTTTTCATTGTGTTTACTATCTAATGTAACTATAGACTTTTTATTAATGCATATTTTTTTACTGGCCTTAGGTTTGAAATTAGGCATTAATGTATATAATGTTTATGTTATATTTAATTATAAATTTTCTTATTTAAAATAAAATGAGTGATATTCATATCGATGGACCAAACATTAATAATATAACTATAGATAAATTGAAATTTAGAAAAATGACTTTTATTTACAAAGCTTTAGAAAACGGATGGAATGTTTCAAAAAAAGGGGAATTATATATATTCAAAAAGAATCACGAAGGTAAAAAAGAAGTTTATTTAGACGAATATTTAACACGGTTTATGCAGGAAAATTTCGATATCACAAATATATAATTATTTATTATCTTTATTTAATTAATTAATTAATTAATTAAATTTCCAAAATTTTTTTTTCTTTAGCAATATTATAAAATGGGTGGCGGTTTAATGCAACTAGTAGCTTACGGTGCACAAGATGTGTATCTTACGGGTAATCCCCAAATCACTTTCTGGAAAGTGACCTACAGAAGACACACGAACTTCGCAATGGAATCTATTGAACAAACTTTCAACGGACAAGCCGATTTCGGTCGTCGTGTTCAATGCACTGTTTCCAGAAATGGTGACTTAGCATACAGAACTTACTTACAAGTAACTCTTCCTGAAATCAACCAAGATGATAATGCTGGTGGTAACGTTTTCGCCAGATGGTTGGATTGCCCAGGTGAACAATTGGTTTCCATGGTTGAAGTAGAAATTGGTGGTCAAAGAATCGACCGTCAATACGGTGACTTCATGCACATCTGGAACCAATTGACTCTTACTTCTGAACAAGAAGATGGTTACAACAAAATGATCGGTAACACCACACAACTTACTTTCTTGACTGACCCACACTTTGCTGATGTAGCAACTGCTTGTGGTGCCGCAGCTGTTCCTGAAGCAGTATGTGCTCCAAGAAACGCACTTCCAGAAACGACTCTTTATGTCCCTCTTCAATTCTGGTTCTGCAGAAACCCTGGTCTTGCTTTGCCTTTGATTGCTTTGCAATACCACGAAGTTAAAATTAACATCGAAATCCGTCCTATGGATGAATGCTTGTTTGCGGTTACCCAAGTTGGTGAATCCGCTTCCCCAGGCAAAAACGTAAAATGCACTGCTGCTTACTCCAAATCTTTGGTTGCTGCTTCCCTTTACGTTGATTACATCTTCTTGGACACTGATGAACGTAGACGTATGGCACAAAACCCACACGAATACTTGATTGAACAGCTTCAATTCACTGGTGATGAATCCATCGGTTCCTCATCCAACAAAATCAAATTGAACTTCAATCACCCATGTAAAGAATTAATCTGGGTTGTCCAACCTGACGATAACGTAAGTTATTGTGATAGTTTCGTTGAAACTAAAGTTCTTAACATGGCTTTGGGTGCTCAGCCATTTAACTACACTGACGCAATTGATGCTCTTCCAAACAGTATCCGTGCTTTCAGTTCCAGTGTTCAATTAGCTGGTGCTTCCAATGCTGCTCCAAACACCTCTGTTATCAACGCACACGGTCTTTTCAATGACCCTAATGCTAACAGTGACGGCACCGCAGCTGAAATTGGTGAACTTTCCGGTAACTTAGGTTCTGCTGGCGCAACCAACGGTGTCTCTGATGCTGGCGCATTCGTTCTTGCTGAAACTTCCTTGAAAATGCACTGTTGGGGTGAAAATCCAGTAGTTACCGCAAAACTTCAATTGAACGGTCAAGACCGATTCAGTGA